GTAGCAAATTTCCTTTCTCATCATATGTATAATACGTTCCAGAAATAAAATTTCCATTGATTAAATCAAAATTTTCTTCCTTGATGAGTTGGTTATCCTTATTGTAAGAAAAAAGAGTCTTTCTAACCTCTCCTTCTAGAAAATAACTATAACTTTCTACTTCCTTGTCATTTTCAATACAATGATAGGAACAAAATTCCTCTCCCTTGTATGTTTGTATCTCTACTATAGCTCCTTTGGAGTCATAGATGTAGTATTTTGTTTTCTTATTAGAGATATCTTTATCATCGTGTAAAGGTGTTGTATAGGTAGTCTCTTCATATACTTCACCATTGGATAAATATTGGTAAGTAGTATAAAAGCAAAATATAGAATAGCATTCTTTCTTTTCAGCAAGTAGTGTACCTTCTTTAGTATATTTATACCAAGTCTCATTAGCTTCATCACTTAAAAGACTGGTAGATTTGTTTTTTTCGTGTATAATATTCCCTTTACTATTATAGGAATACTTCTTTTTATTGATAAGCGTATCATTTCTGTATTCCAAAATAGCTTCTTTCCTTTTGTTTTTATCAAATAACATTTCTACTTTAGATAAAACACCATCAATCTTGTATTTTTTAGAGATTATTTCCTTTCCCTCGTAGAAGATTTCTTCTTCTATATGTTCGGGATTGTTTTCCTCTTTGTATTTGTACTCATCAGCTTTTGTAAGTAGATTATCCGTGTTGTATAAACAACAGAATAGGGGGTACTAAAATGGAAAAATACAAAAAAGCGCCGAAAGCCTTATAAATAAAGGGATTGAAGCCAAAAAGCACCAAAACAGAGACAAAACGAAATGTACAAAAGGCTACATTTATATGCAAAAAATGTCCCGAAATAATGCCCCAAATTGTACAGGAATAGGTAGAATATACCTACTACATGGGTAACCTCCTATATATTGTCCCCAAAAACTACTAACCCCACTAAAATAGCCCCTTTGAGGGCTTTTTTTATGCCCTGAAACAGCCTTTAAAGCCCATTGAAAAGCCCTATAAAGCACCCCGAAAATGAGGGTAAGGAATATCCCCGAAATACCCTCCCTAAAAAGTTGGGTATGCAGTTGGGTATGCAGTTGGGTATGCAAAAGCGTATATTTTTAAGCACGAGTTTAGGGGGTAAAAAGCCCCTTTTTAGTTAAAATGATAAGGTTAGGGCGTGAGTTGGGGGTATTTTGCAAATGAAATAAATATATAACTTATTGATTTACAATATTTAAAATAGATTTTTACAAAAATATACTATATTTCTCATTTATATATTACCTTTGCACCTAAATTAATACTACAAATATGGGTGGGGGACTTAAAGAAACAAATGCACTTATCCTTGTAACTGTGCTTTTGTGTTTTACATTAGGCATGAGTATATTTGCTTACATAAAAGAAAATGTAAGTTATATAGGCTTTTTGGTAGGTACTTTAGCGTTTGCTATATTGCTTATCACAGGCTTAAAAGAGCGGTACGAAAAGTAACACCATTTGTATAGACATACCCAAAATACTTATATACAAGCCTAAGAAGGATAACCTTTTATATCTCCTTTCCTTGTTATGCATTGAGGTATTTTGTTTTTCCAGGGCTTCCCTTGAATATAGGTATATCTTTCCTCCTGTTGGGGTCATAGGACTAATACCATACTGAAAAATAAGAATAAGCCCTACCATATTCATAAGATGGGCAATAATACTTAAAATAATCATATTTATTGATTTACAATTACTTAATCAAATTTTCGGACGATTTTACACCTTTTTCATCCTCTAAATGCTTAATATGTTCCTTTAGGTTATATATATCAACCTCAAGGTCGGCAATTTTTTGGTAATTCGTTACTGGGTCAAGGAACTCAAAGGATAAGTGCATTTTGGCTTCCCATACTTCCTTAACGTCTTCAATAGGAATCCTTATATTTCCATACTCTCGGTTATCGGAGGAGCAGTATAATGATTTATACTTTCTTATACGGTTTTTAACCCTTTTGACTATAATACCCTCATTGACTGTAACTATAATATATACCCGATTATCCGTCATATATTCCCAGCTTTCCACAAATTCACCTATTACATAACTTCCATCCTGCAGGGTTGGGTACATAGAAAGCCCTTTTACTTGAAACATACGGAAAGAACCTCCATAGAGTCCAGGTACATTATACATTGGTAGCTTTTCTATATAGTTTTCGTCGAGATAACCAGTAAGATAGCCTGCTTGCGCCTTGTACTCCACCAAAGGAATAAAAGCCTCATCATTTTCTTCATTCACAACTACTACTTTAGGCACAAGGTCTCTTCCCTCTACTATCTTTACTATAGGTTTTTCTGTTTTAAGCATCTCTCCTTTGCCTGTAAGCAACCATTCGAAATTTATTTCGAAATTGTTTGCGATTTTCTCTAATACATTAAATTTGGGTTCTGTGTTAGCTATATAATTTCGAACATTAGCCTCATTTATGCCAATTTTATTAGCAAAATCACTGTTATTTCCTTGAGAAAAATGATCAACAAGGGATTTTATTCTTTCATTAATTGTACTCATAACCAATAAATTAAACATTTAATCGAAAAATAATTCGAAAATTATTTGTTTGTTTCGAAATTTATTTCGAACTTTGCACCGTTAAACAAAACCAATTTGCGAATGGACAAAGGTATAAAAATTCCTCGAAAATTCAACCCTTTAGTGGTAGAAAAATTATCAGTAAAGTTTGGGCTATCAAAAACTTATATACGCCAGTGCCTAAACAAAACACGAAACAGCGAAACGGCTGATACTATTTGTAAAGAGTACAAAAAGTATGAAAAAGAAATCAACAACGTTTTAAATGATTCATTATGAACGAATTAATTAACATCACAGAGCAAAAGGGTATACAGTTAGTAGATGCCCGCGAGCTTCACGGAAAGCTTCAAACAGGTAGAAAATTTACTACTTGGATACAGGGTAGAATTATGGAGTATGGTTTTACTCTAAATGAAGATTATTTTATTGAAAATCAAACTTTTTCCCAAGATGGGGAAGTCAAGACGACAACACATGGAGGTTTTAGACACAGAAAGGACTATTTCATCACTACCAATATGGCTAAAGAGTTGGCAATGGTAGAAAGGAATGAGCAGGGCAGGAAGATACGCCGTTACTTTATTGAAATGGAGAAAATCGCAATGCAAACGATTATCAAAATGCCTAAGTCTCTTAATGTCTATGGAATGGAAGCCCTGCCATACGTGGAGTGGTTGCTACTACATAACTACTCGGTAACCAGTGGGCAGTATCACGCTCGTATCCGCAAGCACCCTCAGCACTTCTACAAGTCAAGCACAGGGAAATGGTACGTCAATAAGGCGTTTGCCGAGCAACTGCTAACCATAAGGCAAGGAATGCAGGCGCTAAAAGAAGTGAAGGGCTTGCCGCAAGTACATCAGGTAACACTCTTTGAGGTTTTGGCGGAAGTAAAAGCAGAGCAAGAGAAATTAAATCAACCTAAACAATAGCAAAATGAGAAAGTTAATAAAGAAACTTCTCGCACCATTGGTACGAGAAGTAGTTCAAGAGGAGATTAAAAAGTTAAATCAGCAAGTGCAGACTGTATTGCTTTCAGCTGTTTCCAATGCTGAGAAGAACGTGAAACTTGAAAAGAGTGCCCTTGATAATTTAGATTGATTGTTTCCTCTTCAGAGGAGAAAGCCTCTACGGAGGAAATGATTAGGGACAAACACGTCTTGAAGGCAATGTAGGCAGACAATTCTGGCTGCTCTACTTTTGTGGGGGAGTTCTCTACACTTTCACAACACTCCTTAAGAATGGCCTTTACTATAGGTGATGTGTTTTCAGGCCATTTTTCTACAAAAGAATTATACAATTCCATATATAAAAAATTTGAATTAACACGCAAATATATGGAATTTTTCCAAGGCGGTTGGGAACCGCTACAAATTTAACACGTAGTAGGTCGCACCTACCTTGGAAAGCAAACTTCAAAAATAGTTTTTATGAGAAAGTTAATACAAAAATGGATTAAAAAGCAGGTGATACACCATATCAATAGAGATTGGAGCCACCAAGTGATAGAGACGAGAGAAACTCTCTTCGGGATATTAGTCAGAAGGGAATTGAGAACAGAGTTAATGTAGTATGGAGTACAAGCTACAAAAATGAATGCCAAATAAGCAATACTAAAGCCATTAGAAATGAAAAAATGCAAACTATTTCCAAAACCTTTAAGAAGCCATCGTATTTTGAGGAAACTATTGGTTTGGTATCAGAACAGGAGGAGCCTTCAAGGGAGGATGATATTATTAGTGCCAACCAATCTTTGCCCATCTTGCGAAATTGCTTTAGTACGCCATATAGTAACATTAAACCAGAGAGGATACATAGTAGAAAGAGTACATATGCATAATGCAAAAGGGGAGTGTTGCCAGATGCTCCGTTCTTTAAGGCAATCAATATGGCAAGAATTGCGGAAGAGACGGAAACAAGATTTTTGGCTATTTCTAATCTTAGGTTGGTTATTTCCTTTTTGAGCTCTTTAAGTTGCTCAACAGCATCTGGAATATCAATTTTCATGAATATATATTTTGTTTAAGGCTACAAAGGTAGCGAATTTTTCCCTAAGTCAGTAGGACTGACAACCGAAAGGTTGGCGAAGCGAAATCGCATTAGGGAGCAAAAAAGAAAAGATTATGCCCTATTTATGGTTACATAATAAAGTTGCAGTGGAGGTGGAAGAGTTGGTTCCTAAGTATTGGAATGTGCTCAAGTCCTTACAGAGTGCTATCTCTCGTAGTGAAGGTAAGCCTTACGGTGTTAAGAAACTCCAATCGGGTGGGAATGGGCGTAGGCTACTGATAGACTATGACACTCTCCCCAAGGAGATACAAGAGGCACTGGGTGATCCACGAAAAGCGGGTCATCTGTTAGAGCGATATTACCAAGTAAAAGACGAAACGATACGCTTCTATAGTGAATGGAAACGTGGGGACAAGCACCTTACCGATGAAGAGATAGACCGCTACATCATCAATGCTACTACCCTGCAAGCCTTGGTTACCCTTGAGCAAGAACGACTCAATATTCGCAAGGCATTGCATAAAAAGAGTGCTACCAAGGGACTTGCTCAAAGCTTACTTACCGATGCAGTGAGCTTTAACGAGAGCTTGCCCCCAAGTCGTAAGCATAGCCTGCCTGAGAGTTTAAGGCATTTTAAAAACACTTTAAACGCCTTTAAAACCGATGGACTCCTCTCCGTTATCAAGGACCCTTATGGAAAGGGTAAGCAGAACGCCCGAAAGGTAGATGAGCGTGTCATAGAGGTACTACAAGGCTTATTCGTAGGACAAACCCATAAGCCTACTCCTACCGATATATCTCGGCAATATGATGCCTTTTTGGCTGGCTATATAGAAGTATTCAACAAGGAAACAGGAGAACTATACGAACCTACGGGCTTCCCTGCCTTGAGCGAAAGTACTATCAAAGCCTATCTGATGAGTTGGGAGCAGAAAATCATCTCCTACAATCTCAGAAGCGGAAACCGACAAGCCTTTATGGGGCAATTTATCCCCTATGCACAAACGGACTTACCCACCAAAGCAGGGTCTATCCTCTCCATTGACGACAGACAACCTCCATTTTGGTATGAAAAAGGAAAAAGGGTATGGTTCTACATTGGGGTGGATATTGCCAGCCGCTGTATGACAGCCTTTGTCTATGGAAAGAGCAAAGAAGGGATTATCCTTGAGTTCTACAGACAATTAGTGAGAAACTATCACCAATGGGGGCTAAAACTCCCTTATGAGTTGGAGTGCGAAAGCTCCCTTAATAGCAGCTTTAGCGACACCTTCCTTAGAGAAGGGTATATGTTCCAAAAGGTAAGAGTGGAAGCCAATAACGCCAAGGGGAAGTATATAGAACGTATGTTTGGCAAGATGCGTAACAACAAAGAAAAATATGCCGACGGATGGATCCCTCGCCCCTTTGCTAAGAACGAAGCCAACCAAGCGGGCAAAGGTGCTACCAAGATTATCCCTTATAATGAACTCGTGCAGGCACGCCTTGCTGATATAGAGGATTGGAACAACGAACCTCACGATGAGGATCCTACTGTGAGCCGTTGGGAATATTTTCTTAATAACCAATTGGAAAGCCTACCAGAGACGAACTACCGCGCTATATTGCCTTATATAGGTTATCAAGTTAAAACCAGTTGCAAACAAGGTTATATCAGTTTAAACAGACAGAAAATGGCAATAGCCGAAGCGGGAAAAATACTTACAGGCGACCAACTCATTGAGAAAATGAAACAGATAGAAGGTAAGGATATAGAGGTGTATTGGTTGGACGGCAATGATGGGGAGCTTATCAAAGCAATAGCTTACTATGGTAACCGCTATGTATGTGAGGTGCAACCGATGCCACGCTTTCAACGTGCTCAAGCCGAGCAAACCGAGGAAGACACCCTTATCAAGGCGCTGCAAAATGCTTATACAATGACCATTGTACGCTATGTACAGCACCAAAGCAAAGAGATTACTCCTATAGGAGTGATAGACAAGACACCGAAGCCAAAACGTTCTTTTGTAATTAACAACCTCAAGCGATTTGAAGCATGCGAAGCAGAGGAAGTAGAAATATTGGACGACTACGATACTATGGAGGAAGACGACAAACAAATCCTCTACAACCCCAGTACAGGGACAGAATATACTAAAAATTGGAGAAAAAAATATGCTATATGAAATTATCAATAGACTTTAAAAATAAGGTAAGGGAAGCGATTCTTTCCGACCGTGAGAACTATGGAGGATCCGATGCCGACTATGCCAAACGCCTAAACCTCAAGGGGGCTATCCTTTCACGACTTAAAAAAGGAGAAGTGGAGAAACTCATTAGTGACACCCAATGGTTGGTAATTGCTCATCAGCTGGGTGTACAGGTAAGGGATAACGCTTGGAAAGTAGCTCGTACAGCGGTATATACTGAAATAGAAGACAACCTACTCTACTGCAAGGAGTACAGCAAATCAATGATCTTGGTAGATGATTGTGGTATAGGTAAGACTTTTTGCTCCCGACACATTGTTCGTAAGCTCAAGAACGCTTTCTATGTGGATTGCTCCCAAGCGAAGACTAAACAGCAGTTTATCCGATTGCTTGCTAAAACGATAGGGGTGGATAATACAGGAAAGTATGTAGATGTAAAGGCAAGTATCAAGATGTGCCTTATCTACTTAGAACAGCCTCTTATTGTACTTGACGAAGCAGGAGACTTGGACTACAACGCTTTCCTTGAACTCAAAGAGCTATGGAATGCCACCCAAGGGGAATGCGCTTGGTATATGATGGGAGCCGATGGACTAAGGGCAAAGATAGAGAGTGGCATTGCTCATAAAAAGGTAGGTTATGCTGAGATATTCGACCGCTTCTTTGACATCACTTCAATTGTACCCCAAGGAACGGATGATCGTAAGGAGTTTTACATCCAATTATTGGGCGATGTAGCATCGGTAAATGCCAAGCAAAAGGAGGATGTGGACAAACTTGTGCGTAAGTGTATGAATCCAAATGACCTTAACACAAAGGATGTAACCCCTTCGGATTGGAAGAGACTTAGATATTTGGAGAATTTAATTAAGTTAAGCTAAGTGCGAGGTGGGGACATCCCCCTACCCCCTTCAAAGGGGGAATGCTAAGCAGAGATAAAAAATAAAGACAATGGCAAGAATAAAAGGTATATACGGGAAACAATTATTGGAGAAAACCTATAAAACCTTCCCGTTCGAGGGAGTATGGGAGAAAGCTCTTGGCAGGCCCGAAGTAGGTGGGTTTTGGATTATCTATGGGCGAGAGAAGCAAGGGAAAACGTGGTTTTCGCTAATGTTAGCAGAATACTTGAGCAAGTTTGAACAGGTGATGTATGTAAGTGCCGAGCAGGGCATTAGTAAGTCCTTCCAAGAAGCATATATCCGTAGTGGGCTTGACCCCAGCAACCGCAAGTTAAAGATAGTACCCTATACAGAGCTTACTGAGATAGAGAAAGCATTAGGTAAGCAACGCGCTCCAAAAGTGGTGATTATAGACAATACCACAGTTTATAAAGACGAGCTAACAGCCCCTAAACTTAGGGAATGGGGAAAAAATTATCGCAATGTACTCTTTATCTTCCTCGCTCACGAGGAAAAGGGAGAGCCCGATATAGCCGTGGCAAGGCTTTGTAAGAAGCTCGCAGAGGTGATTATACAAGTGGAAGGCTTGGCATGTAATGTATCGGGGCGTTGTCCTGGTGGGATACTTACCATAGACAAAGAGAAAGCAGAGCTATACCACGGTTGCGAGCCGAACGAATAGATGTATATGAACATTAGACAAAGATAATAAATATGGGAACTATAGACAAACAAAAGACATTTAGGCATTGCCTGCTGTACTACTTAGATTGCAGTTATAGGCAATATGAAGCACTCAGACATGCGTATTTCCTTGCATGGTGCCAAAAAGTGAACGAGCAAAAACGAATAGTAAATAGGTTAGAGGACCTAACAAGTAATGACTATCTTAATAATTGGTATGATGATCAGTGGCACTACTTGGTAGAGTGTAGTATAGAGCGATATTATGGCAAGGCACTTAGAGAGGGCGTCTTTGACAAGGCAGATGTAGAGCTAATGATAATGCTCTCAGCAGAGGACATAAACCATATATATCCAAAAACTCTGTTACAATTGATAAGTAAGTCACGAGCAAGTATATAAGTAATAGTATAGATAATAATAGTACAATGAAACAGCTATATACGGAAGTGCTAAGGCTTGACAACTTCTTACAAGCCTTGACAGCAGAAGAGCGTACCATGATACACCAGTATCATGCGGGTTACAGAACAAGTGTACCAATAGTGGTACTGACCATTTACGAATGGATACGAGAAAATAACTGGGAGTCTCCATACATAAGATACGATCAGGACAGGGTGCTGATGTGGTACAACGAAGACAAAAAGGGATGGGAACCAATAGAGACTCACGAATTATATAGAGCAAAAGTAGAACGATAATTTTAAAAATAGATAAAAAATGAAAGTTATTAAAGATTTAGCAGTAACGGTTACCTATACGGTAGAACTTGGAGGTGTAGAAGTGCCTGATAAAGTTTTTGAACAATTAAATAATATGGCCAAATATGGAATTTCTGTTGGTATTGGAGATTCAGAGAAATATGAAAAAGCCTTTGAATGGCTAATGAATAACATAAGAGAAGATGATGCTATGGAATGGGAATATGAAGTAGGAATAGACGAGTAATAACAATTAAAAAAAGATAATAAAATGAGTGTAGATTTATCACAGATGAGTGCTGAGGACTTAAAGAAGTTACAAGAGCAACTCAAAGAGAAGCAAAGAGCAGAGAAATTAGCCAAACAACAGAGCAGACAGACACTTTTGGAGCTTGAAGCAGAATTGGTAGATGATAACATTGGGTTCTGCCTTTCGCAACGGGAGGATGTAGAGGATTTGGTAGCGAAACTCTTCCAAGAGGCGAAGACTATCATAGCTCTCCGTGCCGAGCTATACGGCACTCAGAAAGAGGAACAGGATTCGCATACCTTTACCAAAGCAGATGGGTCGGCGAGTATCCGTATAGGTTGGAATGTACGCCCCGCCTTTAATGGTACAGAGAGCGAAGGACTTAAGAAGATAAAAACCTATATGTCGTCCTTGGCGGGAGATACTGAAAAAGAAAAACTCCTATTGGAGTTCCTTAATACAGCATTAAGGACAGATGCACAAGGGAACCTAAACCCACGAGAGGTGCGCAAGTTAGGCACGCTAAGGCAAAAGGCTAACAGTGCCCTCTTTGATGAGGGTATGGAGATCATAGAGAACGCCATCGTAGATATACGTACGAGTATGTATATACGTGGGTATAAGTTGGTCAAATTTGAGAATGGTATAGAAAAAAGAGTAAACTTCAACTTCTCTATTGATTAGCGGTAAGCCACTGCGGACGATTATTAGATACCCTGACCTTAGTGCGTCGTTGGTATTAAGGGGACGCCCATAAGAGACCCCCTAAGGCAGGGTTTTAAATAACCTTTAAAAACGATTTAAAATGAAAGAAAAACCAACACATTACTATTGCTTTTTTGGCAATGGCACACAAACAAAAAATAAGTTACAAGCTGAATTTTCCGAATTTCTAAGAGGAATGGAAGGAGAATTATATCAAGCCGCTAATTTAGATGTAATAAAGAGATACATCATTGAAAAAGCCAAAGAGTTAAACAAAAAGTACCCCCGATGTAAGGCTTTAGAAGTTTCTTTTAAACAATACTCAAAAGAGAATTACATTCACTATCTATGTGGTATTGAGTTTAATGCATTTCGACTAATTCCTGCTTATCTTATTGAACTTGAAAACGATTAAAAATGAAAAAAATAGTAACGTTTTTAATATTGTCACTTGTATCTATCTCCTGTGATGATAGATGCTCTAAAAAAGACTCTGAAAATGATATAAAAGAGATTATAGGCTATGTGGTAGATAAGGAACTTATACCAGCTCATAGAACATCTCGTTTTGTAGGAAAGGTTCGCTCAAGTAGATATCATCCTGAAAAGTATTATATATATGTAGCTAATAAAGAAGGTACTGTAAAAATTAGAGTTTTTGAACAAGACTATAAAGAGTTCAATGCAGGTGATTATATAAGAATAAAATTTAAAGATCAGTATTATGATTAGTACACGACAACTAAAAATTCTGCAGAGCCTCTTAAGTAAGAGGTTTGGGGATAGAGAGGAACGAATGGCATTCTTATCGGGGTTTGTAGGAAGGGAGCTTGCTACAAGCAAAGAGCTGAAAGAGATAGAAGCCTTTGAAATATTAGACTACTTAGGCTATAACTATAGCTTTGCAGCACATTTCGAGAGCCATAATACGCAACACCTTAGCCTATTGGCCAAGTGCCATGAACTGGGTTGGGTGCAGGTGGATAATCCGAGGATCCCCGACCTTCAGAGATTGGGCAGATGGTTACTTTCTAAAAAGTGTCCTGTACAAAAGCCATTAATGGAAATGACTTCTAAGGAAGTCAGTAAGGTAATAGGAGCTCTGGAGAAGATAATTGAGAAACGATATGAAAAGAAGTGACAAACAACAAGTGACCAGTGACAAATGCCCTCACAAGCACCAAGTGTTGCGCACCATAGGTGGATACTGTACTGTGGCTGTAACGGCTGTATTTTGTGCCGATTGTGGAAAACAACTTACTAAAACAAATATAGAAACTTAATGAAATTAAGAGTGTGGTATGGGCTTCGTAAGCTCACAAGAAAAGCCGTAAAAAAGCCTGCTATTGTTATTGTCTATGAGAACTCTTGGTATTGGAAAAATGAGGATAGAATAAATCAAGCAATGAAAGTAATATATACTCGTTACCAAACAGAACAAGAGGCTTCCGATGCTCATAATAGCAGATATACCTATATTTATTATGAGTTATTTTTAGAGGATAAACACTTTAAAAAGTCTCCAGAACTCGCTATACAATACAATAGCTATTCAGACAGAAAGCAGGTCAGTGAAGAGGAAAGAGAACTTATCGCAAGTAAGATAAGAGCAGAGATATACAAGTTCTACAATATTCAGGAGCCTGATAGTGTGCCTATCAATAGCTGGCAATTAATCATTAACCATTAATCATTAAAAAATGACCTATATAGTAACCATACGCAGTTGTGCCGTTGTGCTAAAGCTGACCTATAAAGGAGGAAAGTTCCAAAAGATGGAAGTCAAAAAAGGCACATTGGAGGGCGAGCGCCTCAAGCAAATAGGGCTATTGGTTCCTCCCTTGGAAAACCTTATAGAGGAATGGCAAGGGACTTGGGGTGATAGAGTTACCTACCGAGAAGAAGAGGCGAACCCGCCGAGCTTATACGCCCTATTCTTGGATGCGTGGTTTGCTTTCTATAATAGATTGTTTGGGGTTGCCCCAAAATTTACAGGTGCAGACGGCAAAGCATTGAAACAAATTATCGCCTACCTAACAGGTAACTCTGCCGACGAGGAGGAAGCCCTCGCCACTTGGCAGTACCTGCTACAGAACTGGCAAAAGTTAGACGAGTTCCATCAAAGGAATACCGATTTAAAGTATATTAATTCCCAACTTAACAAGATTCTACAAAATGCAAAACGAGGTAATAGTAAGGCAAAATCAGGCGTTAGCAACGATTTCAAAAGAAGAGTTTTTGAGGGTTTATTCACCGAATAATTGCCTTATGCATAGCTCGTCACTCAAGGGAGTAAGTGACGCCTTGAGTAGGCAAACCCTCAGCCTGGTGCAAATCAAAAAAGGCAAAGGAGAGGTTTTTCTCAGAAGTTATATCAGTATGTGGCTTATCTACCTCAACGAGGTTTTGAACCTAAATAATCCCCTTACGGAGGCACAGATAGAGTTATGTGCCGAGCAGATCATGGCAGATTATCATCACCTGAAGATATCGGAGTTATCGCTTATCTTCAAGAGAATTGTATCAGGCGAGTGTGGCGAGCTGTATGAGCGTATCAGTATGCCTAAGATAATGAATATATTCCGACAGTATGACCAGGAGCGCACCGAGGTAGTTGTCACCCAAAACCAACAAGCCCACGAACAATTCCGCTATAGGGAGAATCGCACGGAGAGTTATGACGATGACCTGGAGAGGCTTTGTAAAAAGGTGAGGAAGTTTTGATGTGTCATTTTTATATTTTAATTAGAGAACACCCGCTAAAATCCAATTTGGAAATAAGCGGGTGTTTTTTTAATTTTGCGGTCTAAAAGAGGTATAAAATGGGAGCTACAACAAAACAACAACGACGATTTACATTGCTATTCTACAATCTTATCCGAGAGGAGTACTACAAGCTCTCGGAGCAAAAAAAATACACTCATAGCTATATAGTGGCTACACTTTCAGAGAAGTTCTTTCGCTCGGAGAGAACTATTGAAAATATCATCTTCAATAGAGTCTAATCTACTCCTACAAAAAACCTATTATCTTCATCTTCCACCATTAAACGCACCTGAGTAGGTTCGTAGTACTTCATAGCACTACGATCATGCAACTTGCATTCAAAAGTAACCTGGTATAGATTGCCCGAAGTACCTGTATCTACAGGGGCGAAAGCTATACGACGCATAGAGCTATAGTTTCTGCCCGATGTGCCGTGAAAGTTACCAAAAAGGGAGTCTAAGCTCTTGGTAAATTCCAATGCACCCTCTTGATTATAAGCCCCCTTGAAGGTATCTAAAAAAGTCTCGTAATACAAATAAAAATCAACTTGCAGGTCTACTATCTGTACGAGCTCGCCTATATCATTGATTTGTGCGGAGCGAAACCCAATAAATATGGCGGGCGTACCAAATGGGTGCTCTTCGGCTAAGAAGCCTACTTGGTTATGCCAAAGGTCTATCCAGTGAATTTCGGGCATTTTCTCACTGATACGCTCAGCGAGTTCTATGTATAAGTCTTGCCAATGTTCCATTATTCAAAAGTTAAGTGTTTTTCTGCTTGTAGCATTTCCTCTATGATGAGTTTTTCCAATTGTTTGTCCAAGGTATAGCTTTCCCCTATAAACTGCCTTTTAGGAATATGAATAGTAAGGGTTTCTTTCTCGGTTAGTGCCATCCACTTGTAGCGACTATTCTGTGTCTTATAGTACATAGCCCAAAAGTATTTTCTCATTTTTTCGGTTACCTTTACGGTGATCGTCCCTCCCTCGTTGTGTATAGCTGCATAGTTAAGTTTTTCACCTGCTGAAATCACTACCCTTTCAGGTGACTGCTCCGCTATACGCAGGCTGTTTTTGAGCGTAAGCGACTGCTGTAGTGTTTTATGAGGCAACGCATCTACACGCTTTACCCAAGGGATAAATGAAGCATCGGTGAAGCCCTGCTTTATGAATGATTGCATAAAGAAAGCTCGAGCCTTTTGGGCTACCTTTGGGGATATATTTTTAAATATCTCCCTTGCCATAGTCTCAAAGTTAGGAGTCTCAAAATTTGCCATAAATAGAATTTAAATCATTTTTATTTGCTATTTAAAAAATGTTTTTGTACTTTTGCGGTGTCTAATAAGTGATTGTTAGACCGCGACGCGGAGAAATCCAAGTCGCTCCCATTAGAGCCTTAGCAGTGATGTTAAGGCTCTATTGCTTTTAGGCGGGTAGTTACTTTGTCAAAATCAGTCATTAGCTCTTTTATTGTAAAAGAGATAGCCTTATTTCCATAGATAAAAAACACTTCTTTTAACCATTCTCTATTGTTATAGCTTAAAATTTTCCCTTTTAAGCTTCTTACAACTCCAATAGCCTCCCAATTTTTGAAGTCAGAAAGGTCAAAAACAACAATTTCTGCTCCTTGCTCTTTTGCTTTTCCTAAGTTGCTTTTTACACTTGTATAAGAACTTGTTTCTTT